CCCGATTAAAAGTCGTGAAGTTAACTACTGTACAGAAACCGTCATAATCTACGGTATTCAGAGTCGAAATGACGTCACTACGGCACAAGAGAGTAATATTCGTCATCGGAATCAGTAGCATTTAACCCAACAACCTCTTCTGATCTGGTCATGAATTGCAAAGTGCGATCACTATTGCACGTCACAACAGAGAGCCAAACGTCGTGTCTGACTTTAGCTGTATCTTCGTCACGGAACTCCAACATAATGAAAGCGTTATCGGGCACCAATTCATCATTCTTTCTATCAACAAGCTTTGTCATCCCTTTATGACCCTTTTCGTAATGCCAATCAGGGTATGTCCAAATATTGTCGTTCATAACACTGCCATCTATCAATAGTTCTTTCTTTAAATGCTCCACCGAGCGTAGCTAACTGGTCTTCCAAACGAGCTCGTTCTCAGCCTCGAAACCGGCTTGAGTTTTGATTGCGCCACGAAGTTGATTGCGAATATCGGTTATACCAGTGGTAAAAGCCAACATTGACTTCTCAAAACGGACCCGTTCGTCCATAGAAGTAATTGACTTTGTCGAGTCGTCGTTATCACCACTAGACGTGGCCTTGGTTTTAGAACCAGAAGATGCATTCGATTGGTAGTCTTTCGAGTTTATAGCGAGGTCTTTATTTGTTTGCGAGACGTCGGGTGTTTTATAATTTAACGCGGTGATCACTTGATTGAACTTAAAAGGCCAATCGCCGCAATCTATGCAGACAGCTTTAAATGTCTTGCCGTCTGCACCAGTCGGTGGAAATCGAGTGTTTTTATCAAAGAACTCGGTCTTCGATTCGAGCGATGTTGCGAGTTGTAAACCTTGGGACCTTTGGGTTTGGTATGCGAATTGTATCTTATCCAGGGCAGCAAGCATATTCTGCAAGTTACCAACGGTAACCCAACGTAAAGCCTCCAAAGTTTCGTGTTTAACGCCGTAATTAGTATAAGGCATAGTGTAGATGATTCGAAATTCTTTTATTTGTGTTAATGTTTGTGCGAAAGCGAGTATGTAATGTTATTACAATCGAGCGTTTTTATAATGTTTTTGTGGTTTATTATTTATTGAAGTTAGAGTAAAGAATTTAAAATTTTAGAAATTTGTGTGAGTTACGATTTCATCGAAACCATGCTTCAAGAGAGAAACCTATCAGCATTTGAATGTTGTCGTAAATCAAACAGAGTGTAACCCTTCCTTTGTCTGAACACTCAGGAATTGACACAAAACAGAAATGAAAAGGATAAGACGCGTCATGATATATGTGCACGAGAATTAGTTGTGTAAAGTCGGGTCATTAAAAGTGGTATAAAGATACTGTTTCCTAAAATCCTCATTATTATTATAAAGTTCTTCAAAAACGGTACCCTTCTTATGCGCAGACAGCACATGCATCGGCACAGTATAATGGTGTGTCGTTGCTAAATATGCCGCTTGCGCCTCATTAGAAACATATTTGGACTCTTGCACGCAAGAATCGGAATAGGTATAACCCATATTTAATAAAAACCTGCGAACGTCCAATTTATGGAGGGCGTCCCCAAGGTAAGCATCGTTATAGTATTTCGTTGTAAAGGATAATGTACATTTGTGAAAAGGACTAACCTTCCCATCGTCTCCGGCTTTTGACATAGACTTGCATTGTGGGCATTCTGCTTTAACCATGATTTAAACTGTAATGAACGTAAATGTAAAACTTTTAATAATTTTTACGATCTGTGTGAGTTACGATCTAATAGCCGGAGAGAGAAGAGGAAGCGACTGAGGAGGTGTGGAGCGAAGAAGTTGTGTAAATGTTCATCGACTTTTGTAAAACACAACCATAATGACCTGTCGTACCTTTAGTGTCGGGATGTGCAAGATCACAACTTATCTTCATGCAAGACTTGCACGAAGAATTGTGCTGGTGAGTGTGGACGACGGGTTGATTAACAAAACTGTCTATGGTATGACCGCCATCGGCAGTTTTGATGATAGGATTTATTTCGGTGTAGTTGAACGTCTTGTAGAACTGTTCTTGGTCGATATGGGCCAGTGACTTAATTGCATCGTACATGGCGTAAACCTCGGCACTGGACAATTCAAACTTCTTATACATCTGCACATTCGCCTGTATATAAGCTGTGAACAATTGGTCGTGTTCGTAGTCAGCTATGAAATCCCTCAAGGATTGTTGATACTGAGCGAAGTGAGTATAATCACGGAAGAAGTGCGAGGAGATCTTATGCAATTTTCTAGGAATAGATTCAACAAAGAGCGAATCAGTTATCACATAACCGCAGAACTCGGCGTTATCCGATATCTCAAGTTTTATTTCTAGAGTGGAGTACTGAGCAAGTTTTTCCACACGCTCATTGGACACTTTGAGACTACACTGACGTTTGAATCCATCATCTCCCTTTATAGCAAGCATGAATGGTCCCTGACCCCTAAGTAAGTAGTTGCCAATGACCGCGGAGACAATTGTGTTCATCAAAAGTGTCATGGGTTCGCCGGAGGTTTTTTCGAAACCGCTCGTACCAGATATAGAACCGCTGATTATTTTGTAGTTTTTCCTGAACCGATAATACTGATCTATGAACAGATCGCTAAACTTCAAAGCGCGCAACATTTCTTTCTCTATGGCCTGCGTAAACTCATTTTGAAAGGAGTCAAACATTTTCTGATCCGTTATACCATTGACCGCTGTCTTTGGGATGTTCGACATTAATAACGCTATTTTTTCTTTCATCTGGGCGGGTGTGATACGATTATCGTAAATGACATGTGGTTGTAGAACTTTCGCAAAAAGATAGTTGGCAAACCTAGCGGCCACACCAAATTCAACCTGTGCATCCTTATTCCAGGCCGAAATACCCTGACCAACTTTAAGTTCGTCGGCATGTTTACTCGCATAAGGTTTGTAAATGTCCTTTAAATGAAAGCGAATCACGTTGATGTCCATATTATCGAAGCCCTTGAACTGGCTTTCGTACTTCTTTTGAGTCGCCGACTGAGTGAACTCTGCTGCTATTTTTTCGAGCTCAGCGTCTTGGTAATTGATTGCGCCAACACACTCCGTCATAAATTCTTGAACCATCTCGGTGACGAGTAGCTCGGCATCGTGGTCGAAAGACTTTTTGGCTTTTGGTTTTTTATTAAAATACCTACCAGACAAGACTTGGAGCAGTTGACCGGTAAAACGTTTATAATAAGAGTTCCCGGAACCGGGGGCGAATTTGTAACCTTTTGTAACGGTGGGAGAGGGTTTGTGTTTTAGATTCACAGGACTTACGAGTTCGACAGGATTAACAGTCCCCGTATAGAGGTCCTCATTTATTTCAAGAGAACCAATGTTATTATGACATTCGTTTGTTTGTTGTGTGGCAATAGCGGGTAATAGTGTGTCGAGCAACTCATGAGAGTCTTTGCCGGCTGCTTCTATAGGGTTTTTCGGTTTGACCTCTTCAATCGGAAGTTGTTCGAAGAATTTTCTGATGTTCACTGGCAGCATCCTAAAAAGAGCGTCGTAATACTGCTGATTCTTGAAATAGTAGTCCCCGCTACTTAAATTCAAGAATATTTCGTGATCTATTATCTTCCCAAAAGACAACTCATTCGGATCATACGAAAACCCGAACGGTTTCCATATCACTCTGAAGTTTTTGAACCTACAGAGCAGAACAATGATCAACATTGTTGGAGAAGAAAAGAAGTCACAAAGATAATCTATGTTAAATATAGGTAAGGAAAACAACCACATAAACAAGTGGCCGAACAGGAAAACAGTCAATATTTTCGTCTTCGGACCCCAATAATCTATGCAGAAGAATCGAGAAAAATAATTAATTTTCGCGGATATGTATATAGTCCAGTAGATGTCCAGAATCGGTTTCGAGGTGTTGAATGTGTATGAATTTATAGTATCGTAATATGATGTGAAATGCAAAAATGAGTTGTTGAACGGTTCAGTGATGGTTTTTATTAAAAGATGAACCATTAAAATATGAATATCAAAATTCTTATGTTGAAAGAAAACGATACGATTTACGACCACAACGATTAGTAATTTCAATTCTGTGGTGATTAAAGGAAACACACTCAATAGAAGTGAATTAG